TGGCGAGCAGTATAGAGTTGGTCAAATTGTCCGCAACGGCGACAACTTCTTTAGAGTAAAAGTAACACACACTGGTGCTGGATTTAATTTAGATAACTTTACTAGACTAGCAGAGTTACCAATTGAAGGCGGCGTTGAAGGTGTTATTAGAAGAAACTTTGAACTTGATGCGACACAATTAAAGTACGGAACATTAATGCGTACACCTCAAGAAGTTATCGACTTCCTATTAGGATACGGACAATGGTTAGAATATAAAGGGTTTTCTTTTGATAATTTTAATCGTGAAATTGAAACTATTGAAAACTGGGAACTAAGTGCTAGGGAGTTTTTATTCTGGACCACACAGAACTGGAGTGCAGGTGCATTACTTACACTTTCACCTAGTGCAAGCAATTTAAAATTTAGTAAAGACTATGCAGTTGTTGATAACATCTTTGATAATTTTTATGATTATACATTATTAAAAGCAGATGGACAAAAATTAAGTGAAAACTTTGCTAATACTATTAGAACAAATCAAAACGAATTTGGATTAAAACTTAAAAATACTGCTGATGGAATATACTTTTTAAAACTTCCATTAGTACAAAAAGAACACGTTGTATTAATTGATAATACAACAGTCTTTAATGATACAATTTATAGTCCAGCATCTGGTTATAGACAAGCACGTATTAAAGGTGTTGGCTATCGTACTAGCGGTTGGAATGGAAGTTTTGATGTTCCTGGCTTTACGTACAATGATGTTAGAATTAAAGACTGGGAAGAAAATACTGATTATGCTATTGCTGATATTGTAAAGCATAAAACATTTTATTATAGTGCTAAAAAGAAAATTCCAGGAAGTTTAAATTTTGATGATACAGAATGGTACAGATTACCTCAAGAACCTAAATCAGAACTTATTCCAAACTTTGATTATAAAGCAAATCAGTTTGCAGACTTTTATGATCTTGATACTGACAACTTCGATAGTGAACAACAACGTATTGCACAACATTTAATTGGATATCAAAAGAGACAATATTTAGAAAATATTATTCCTGATCCAGTTAGTCAATATAAATTCTATCAAGGATTTATTCAAGATAAAGGTACACAAAATAGTTTAAGTAAATTGTTTGATGCTTTGTCTAATACAGAAAATTCAAGTTTAGAATTTTTTGAAGAGTGGGCATTTAAAGTAGGTCAATATGGAGCAAGCGGTGGCTTTGAAGAAGTTGAATATTTAATTGACGAATCAAAGATGCGTTTACAGCCACAGCCATTCCAGTTGGTACAAAATATAGATCCACAAGCAACAGACTTAGTATATAGATATGCTAAAAATGATGTTTATTCTAAACCTGAAAATTATAATCATACACCATTCCCAACTAAAGATTTAAGCGATTCAGATTCGTATATTAAAACTGCTGGGTATGTTGCTGAAGATGATATTGATTTTAAATTTACAAACTACGATAGTATTTTAGACTTTTCTGTAAAATCAGTTTCAGTAGGTCAGTATGTTTGGGTTAGTAAACGTGGACAATCGTGGGACGTTTTACGACAAACTGAAACACCATTCAAGGTTAAAAGTATTATTAATAGTGATAGTTCAAGTTCTATTGAGATTGAACTTAATAGAGTCCCGCAATTTGAAAAAGATGACATTATTGGTGTACTAGGAACAATACCAGATTCAGAAAGATTTTATAAAGTTAAACGAGTAAGTCTTAATATTGTATATGCTGAAACTACAGGAGAAGTACCTGACGTTCCAGAAGCAAACGGATTCCTTGTTAAACTTAACTCAGTAAGAGTTCCGTCATTGACAGATGTTAATGCAGTTGTTACCCGAGATAATTATTCAGCAAATGAGCGTGTTTGGGTTGATTCAGATGAAGTTAACCGTTGGACTGTTTTAGAGAATACAAACAATTATAAATTAAATCAAAAAAGTTATAATGCTACACTCGATGGAGTGTTTGGCAGTGATACTAGACGTTTTGGATCAAGCATTTCTGCTAACGATATTAACACAGTAGTTGCCGTAGGTGTTCCTAATCCTACTAACACTAGTTTAGGTAGAGTAGACATTCACTATAGAGCGGCAGAAAACTTGAATATGATTCAATCACAAGTACTTGACTGTCCTCCAAACTTGTTTACAGGTGGCGAAAGTTTTGGTAGTTCTACAGCAGTAAGCACTGACGGTAAGTTTATTGTAGTTGGAATTCCTTATGCTGGCAATGTTAAAACAACATACAAAGGTATATTTGATCCTGTTTCAACATATCAACAAGATGACATTGTACAGTATACTAATCAATTCTGGAAAGCAAAAACAACAGTATTTCCAAGTGATGACAGTTTAGCATATCCAAGTTTTGCATCTCATGTTAACGCAGTTGTCGGTACAGATGACGACGGAGTCTATGATAACCTTTGGTTAATTTTACGAGGAAACTTTACATTCCAAGAAGAAGTAACTGATCACGTTTTAATTAGAGCCCAATCAGTTCAATACGAAGGAAGTGCAGTTGGCGACAAATTACAGTTAATTTGGAACTCTAAAAATACTAGATATCCATCAGGTGTTAATCCATTTAATGACAGCAATATATTATCATCAGACTTCTTTACAGGAGAACACATCATTGAAGAAAAGGTTGATGATATACTATTAGTTGACAATACACAAGCAATTCCAGATATTGGAGAAACAATTAGCAGTGATATTGCATTAGGTATTGTTGTATACAAATATACAACTGGTGACAATAGAACACTTATCTATGTTAATGAAACAAATGGCGATTTTGCAGATGAAGGTACATTAACAGTTGGCGATATTAATATCGGTAGTTACGAACGTGCAGTACAACAACCTAATGATGATCTTGCAGGTTGGTGGAAAATTCCAGTCGGTCAAACATTTAACGTAACACAAACTATTGAAACTAAACCATATTTAATTGTTCAAGACATTATTAAACAAGCAGAAGTTCGTACAGTTAATTATTGGGAAAATGTTTATAACATTGTAGATGACGCTGATCCTGGAGTTCCGTCATATATTGAAACATTAACATGGAATAGTGAAGCAGGATATGAAATCTCAGACAAGTGGGTATTCAGATTACCTAAAACACTTGAAAATGATCTTACAGCACCGAACGATGAATTTCAATTTTGGTTTAATGAATATCGTAATGCAGATGGAATTGTACAAGAGCCATCAGTTATTGCTCCTGAATTAGACCACGATTATCTGAATAGAACAACTCACAGAGTTTATGATATCTGGGACGGTTGGGCGAATGTAAACTTAACTAACTTTGATAATAGTGGTTCGCCAACACCAGGCGATCCTGACTACAATCCCAATTATGGTAATCCGTATATTCCAGTTGTTGGCGATATTGTAAGAGATAACGATACTCTTGCAACAGGTGAAGTCATGTATGTCGAAAAGGTGTTTAATAACTTAAGACTCTTCCTTAGAAATACAACAGGAACATGGAAGAAAGGTAGTGAATTTGGGAACATTTCAAGTTTAAGTATAGTTGAAGGTTCACAAGGTGCAGGAACTATTAGACTTGTTGGTACTACAATAGGAGTATATTTAACAAACAATACAGTGGGTCCACTTATTGTTATTGATAGAGGCGAAAACCTTACTCCAGGAAGTACTAGAACATTACAAAATTTTGAATACTGGGTTTATAAACAAACAGTAATACAAGGTTCTCCAAGAGAGGCAAATCCACCTTCATTATCAAATAATGATTGGACTAGAGTCTATAACATACCTGTAACTGAAACAGGGATAGCAAGCGGACTTGTGCGTCAAGGAGCATATGCAGTTTACGAAAGAAATGCTAGTAACTTCTATGTATTAACAAACGTCTATACAATGCCAGATAGTACTAACTACAAACATCTTGGAGCAACTATAGATTTAATTACTCGACCAGATGGAAGTCGTGCAATTTATATTTCAAGTAAGGGTAATAACACATTTGCAGAACCTGGTAGAATTAATATTGTTAATTACGATGAGTCACTAGGCTGGCAATTAGGTTCAGATGAAAACTATCGTGGAGAACACGATCCGACTATTACATATTACGAAGGTGAATATGTAAAATATGCAGAAGAAATTTATCAAGCAACTACTAATGTTTTACCTAGAGCATTTAATTTAGCAGACTGGGTGTTAGTTGAAACAGGCGTTGACTTAAACGGATACATTCCTAACAATACAGGATTTATTGTTGGCAATGATAGTGCATTAGAAACTTCTAATCTATTACAGTTTGGATCAAATTATGATGTAAGTAAAAACGGACACGTATTAGCATCAGTAGTTAAGTATGGCGATCAAGTTGACAGTGCATTAAGTACTCCTAAACTTGCGATTTACAGATTAATTAACGGACAGTTCCTTTGGGATCAGTTAGTTGATTCGGAGAAAGTAGATATTAACTACGGATCAAGTGTTGCTGTTTCTGATGATGGCAAATTTATTGCTGTAGGTGCAACTAATTGGAGCACAACTTATACAAATGCTGGTGCAGTTTATCTATATGAATCAATTCACGGAACATTTAGTCTAGTACAAACACTAACTGGTCCAAAAGGATTACCAAATGAAAAGTTTGGTTCTAAAGTAAAATTTAGTGGAGACAGATTAGTTATTACATCATCAGGCGGAGATTCAACAAGCATAACAGAATTTGATGCAAACTTAACATTATTTGATAACGGAACAACATTGTTTAATACAACACTTACTGATACAGGTGAGATATTTGTATTTGAGTTAACAGGAAATAGATATGTTTATGCTGATAAAATTAAAAACTCAGATCCAAATGTTGTATACTTTGGTGAAGTATTAGCAGTTAGCAATAATCACATTTATGCAGGATTACCTACTTACTTAAACGAAGAAGAAAATAGTTCTCCGGGCGCAGTATTTGATTATAGAAGCCCTTCAACAGGTAAGTTATGGACAAGAAAGCGTCAAGCAAGACCAGTTGTTGATGTTAACAAAATTAAAAGTGTTAGTATTTACAACAAACAAACTAATGTTGTAGATGAGTATCTTGATTATATTGATCCGCTACAAGGAAAAATTGCCGGACCGGCAGAAGTTGAATTATCATATAAAACTACATATGATCCTGCAAGTTATAATATTGTAGATGATAGTGTAGTAGGGGTAGTTAAAGATGCTACTATTTTTAATACAGTTGATATAGTTGGTAAACTATGGTGGGATATTGATGCTGTAAGATTTATTAATCCTTATAGTAATACTGGAAATATTTTTAGTGTTACAAATCAGTTTAATACAATTTTTCCAGGTACTGAAGTTGAAATTTATGAATGGGTAGAGACAACATTATTACCAAGCGAATGGGACGAAGATGCAGATACAGAAGAAGGACTTACACGCGGTATTAGCGGAAAATCTAAATACGGCGACAGTGCATATTCAACTAGAAGAGTATATGACGAACCTGCACAAAAGTTTACAAATTACAATTATTTCTGGGTAAGAAATAAAAAAACAGTTCCAGATGTACCAGGTAGATCAATTAGTGGTGCCGATGTTCAAGAATTAATTAGAGATCCTAATGGTCAAGGATACAAATATGTAAACTTATTAAGAGATAATGAGTGGGCGTTACATAATTTAGGATCAAGTATTACAGGAAAAGATAGTGTTATTAAATTTAGTTATTGGACTATTGATAACCTTGAACAGAATATTCATAATCAGTATAATATTATTACTGATGGACTTGGTACAAGTATTCCTAAATCAGACTTAGAAGAAAAATGGTTTGATAGTTTAATTGGGTTTGACAAACAAGGTAGAGAAATTCCTGACAGACAGTTAGGAAATCAAGACAAATACGGAGTACTAAACAACCCACGACAAACTATGTTTGTTAACAGAGTTGAAGCACTTAAACAAGCAATTGAAAGAGTAAACATTGTATTAAAACAAAATGTATTAATTGATGATTTTGATTTATCAGATCTAGATAGTAATGATCCTAAACCAACCCTAGCATCAAGACTTTATGATTTGACAATTGATACAGATTTAGAACTTCAATATGTTTCAGTTAGTAAAGTAAGAACTGCACAACTTAATGCAACTATAATTGATGGTAAATTAATTAGAGTAGATATTATTGACGGAGGAAGAGGCTATAAAACAAATCCAACAGTAGAGTTTGTTACTACAGCAGGAGAAAATGCTGAAGTTGCTCTTGAAATTAACAGCATTGGATCGGTTATTAGTGCAACAGTAATTAATCAAGGTTTAAATTACAGCAGTACAGACGTAATTACCGTACGTAAGTTTTCTGTGTTAGTTAATACAGACACTTCTTATGCTAATAGATGGTCAGTTTACGAGTACGTCGGCGGCAATTATCCGTGGAATAGAATTATTAGTCAAAGTTATGATGTAAGAGATTATTGGAGTTATGATAATTGGTATGCAGAAGGTTATAATGAATTAACTAAAGCAGATTTCGTAATTGACGAAACATACGAATTAGAATCGTTAGATGACGTTTATGGTCAAATTGTAAAAATTAACAATGTAGGTTCCGGCGGCTGGTTACTTTTACGTAAAATTGACGAACAAGTAAATGTTGATTATACTATTAACTATGAAACAATCGGTAGAGAAAATGCTACAGTACAACTATCTAAAGCATTGTACGATTATAGCGATGAATTAGTTGGTTATGATAGTTTTGGATATGATGATAGTGCGTTTGATTTAATACCAGTTCAAGAATTAAGAATTATACTGTCATCATTACGTGATAAAATATTTGTTGATGACTTAGCAATTCATTATAATGAATTATTCTTTGCACAAATGCGTTATATTTTAAGTGAACAACCATTTATTGATTGGGCATTTAAAACTTCATTTGTTAAAGCAAAGCATAATGTTGGTAAACTAAGAAAAGACATTACATTTAATAATGACTTCTTAGAAAGTTATGAAGAATATGTAAAAGAAGTTAAACCTTATAAAACTAAAATTAGAGAATACTTATCAACATATGAAGGTGATGATAATACTCAAACAATCGTTACTGATTTTGATTTGCCACCTTACTATAGTGATGCTAGAGGAAAAATTGTTCCTGTAGATACTAGAGTAGTAAATGATACTGTACAAGTAAACGGTATCACATCTTATCCACAAAAGCACTGGTTAGAAAATGTAAGTTTTAAAATTAAAGAAATCAATATTTACGAAGCAGGTTCGGGTTATCTAAATGCACCATCAGTTGAAATATCCGGCGGCGGCGGCACCGGAGCCGAAGCAATAGCATATGTTGGCGGCGGAAAAATTACAGAAATTAAAATAACAAATGCGGGCCAAGGGTATGTTTCCGCACCCACAATAGTACTTAACGGTGCAGTAACAGATGGCGGCACTGTTGGTAAAGCAAGTGCAATTATAGGCAATTCAAATCTAAGAACTACACACATGACTGTTAAGTTTGATAGAGTAACAGGAACATTCTTTATTACAACACTTGATGAAACAGAAACATTTACTGGAACAGGCGGAAGATATAAATTTACTTTAAAATGGCCAGTAGATTTAAGAACAAATAAAATTAAAATTACTATCGGAGACGACGAAATACTGTCAAGAGATTATACTATTACTAATGTTAATGACAGTAATGGTAGAACACATGATAGAAAAATAGGCCAAATTGTTTTTAATACTCCTCCTGCTAATAACAAAACTATAACAATTGAGTATTTTAAAGATATATCATTATTAACTGCGGCAGATAGAATTAACTTATTCTACAATCCAACTACAGGACAGTTAGCAAATGACTTAGGGCAATTACTTGACGGCATTGACTACGGTGGTGTTCAAGTTAAGAGTTTCAACTTTGGCGGTGGCTCGGGTTGGAGTGCAGATTCGTGGTTTACTTCTGCATATGATACATATGATAATACATATGAAGATGAAGTATTCCGTTTAAGTGATGACAGTACAAAAATTTATGACTTTGCTAAAGCATTAGAAACAGGTATTGAATATAATGTTTATAAAAATGGTATAAGAATTGATGATCCTAACTTTGGAACAGGAAATCCTGTTACAAATCCAAATGCAATCATCCAAAGTATTACTGGAGCAAGCCAAACAGGATTTATTTTAACTGATGATGGTACTATTGTTGGGTCTACGGTAATCAAATTTGATGAAGAGATTTTACCAACACAATCAGGCGATGTAATTGTTATTCGCAAAAATACATCAGACGGTTCGTTTATTCCTGATCCAAGAGCATATGATACATTAATTACCGGCGGTGACTTAGCATATGCAACTGCTTCAGGTATAAATCCAGAAGATATTGTTATCGACGGTGACGGATTTGTTACACCTACAACATCTAAAGGACCAGAGGAACTTATTCCTGGACAAGTTCTTGATACATTAGATATTAAAGTATACGATAGAGTTGGTGAAGGCGGAAGTAGAATTGAAAGTGTAGCATATGTTGGAGATAATGTTACAAAGATATTTAACTATGATGGTCAACCACAAAGTAAGTTTGCTATTTTTGTTAAAGTAAACAACATTGTTAGAACAGATTATACAGTAGATTATAAAAACAAAACAATAACATTTACTTCAGCACCAGCAATTAATAGTTCTGTAAACATTATTACAATGAGCGGCAATGGTGAGGAAATATTAGATCTAGATACATTTACTGGAGACGGCTCAACAATTCAATTCCTTACAAGAGTTGACTGGAAAGATGAACTTAACAGTTTAATCACAGTTAATGGCGAGAAAGTTGATTATATTTTAGAAACAACAGACAGTTCATATGATACTGCTAACAAAGTTGCAATTACATTTGGTCAAGCACCGGCTGAAGGTGCAGTAATTAATTATGGAATTTATGCAAGCAACGCACAAACATTTAGTGAAATTAAAACTGATAATATTAGATCAGATGGAAGTACATCAACATATGAATTAAGTGTAACACCGTTTAGTAGTTTACCTTCAAGTCATAACATGATTGTAAGAGTTTCAGGTTCAGGATCAGCAGATGCAGAATACAACAACGGAGCAATTAGCAATGTTACTGGAGATGGTAGTGATTTCTTCAAACGTGAAGTTACAACTAACGGTGTAAGAATTATGGGTGCTGGCACAGTAGGCGGCCAAACAGCAGTTCCAGATGCGTGGTTAGAAAAAGTTGCTCGTATGTTTGAATTATTTACAGATCCAACTGGTGCAGGTATTAATCAATCATACCAAAGAGCGTTAATTAAAACATTAAGAGGAGATGCTGGAACGTATCACGCAGGCTTACCGACTATACAAAGAGTAGCAAGAGGTGCAGGAGCAGATTACACTCCAAACTTCTTAACTGACCAAGGTGTTATTGATTGGAACTTAACTCCATTGTTTGACACTCATGTACAAAATGACATGGTGTGGTATTTGAATTCAACTGGTAGTGGTTATGGCGACGGTGATCAAGACGCACAAGAAGTTATTGAACACGTATTCCACACACTTCATATGCACGGTTTACCTGCAGATGACATAAAATTATATGAGTTCTTAGCCGCTGATTGGCAGTCAGGTGATTTGTATGCGGCAATGGAAGAAGCATACGATGCTGGCAAGTGGGATCCATCAGGTTACCAAGCAAATCCAGATGATTGGAAAACAATCGCAGATGCGTTTGAAGTAGCGGCAAAAGAATACTTGTATCTACTAAACTTTTGTATGTTTGAATATACAAGTTTATGGGACGGCGGAAGTCTTGCTCCAGAGTGGTCAGATGATATGCGTACCCAAGCAGGTATTCTAGCAAACAATCCATTAGGTTATGCTTTCCACAACACATACATTGCTCCAGTAATTAGTAAGCCATCACTTGCTACTATTAGAAGCATATTCCAAGACGGTAATACACCAGCACAAGACGATCCAAGTCAAGCAGGAGCATCAGGATATGTAGTTGATACGCCAACTGGTGATAGAATTCTTAATGCAGGATACAACGAATCATTTATTATTGATGACAGAGTAGAATATGCATTACGTAACTGGCAACAACCAGGCGGTACATTAGGTGCTAATGATATCTTAGTATTATTGAACGGCGTAGAACTTACATATACTATAGATTACATTTTCCGTCCTGCAAACTCTAGTGTTGAAATTTTTGAAAACGTTAAAGTTCCTGGAGCAAGACTAGATGTGTATGTAACTGTTGACGGAGAATACACAGTAAGTGGAAATACAATTACACTTAACACAGTTCCACCTGAAGGCGAAATCTTTAGAGTAACACATTTTAGTAGACACGATATTCAAGAAATTGATCGTAAAAATTATGACATTGTAACAAGAACTACACTAAACTTTGAAAGTGCTGGCGATATTGAATACAATCATCTGAAAGCAGGTCTAATTAAACTTGAGAGACAAACTATTGATGCTGAGTATGTTTGGATTATTGTTAATGGAAGGATTCAAACACCTAGTGTTGATTATAAAGTAACAAATGACAGATTCTTTGTGCGTATGGCAACACCGTTAAATGAAAACGATGCTGTTGAAGTAATTCAGTTTGCTGAATCAGGACCAACAGTTTCTAAGTTTGGATTTAGACAATTTAAAGATATGTTGAATAGAACAGTTTATAAACGTTTAGGTGATGTGAATAAGTATAGACTACAAGCAGATTTAAAACAGTTTGATAAAGAAATTTTAGTTGAAAACGGTGAAACCATGTTTATACCTGATAAAGCCAATAATGTTCCAGGTGTTGTATTTGTTAACGGCGAGCGTATTGAATATATGGTTAAAGACGGTAACAGTTTACAACAGTTACGTAGAGGTACATTAGGTACAGGTGTTAGAGACATTCATAATGTAGGAGACGAGTTGTTTGATCAGGGATTCCAACAAACAATTCCATACCAAGATAAAACATTAGTTAATACATATGAAGGTGATGGCACTACATCAGAATTTACACTAGATTGGACTCCGGCTAGTGTTAATGAATTTGAAGTATTTGTTGGTGGCAAGCGTCAACGCAAGAATGCTATGTATATGTTTGACCCAACGGTTGATCAAGATTCACCAGAAGGTGACGTATTGCAACCAGCGCAATATAGCATTTTAGGTAATACAATGACGCTATTAACTGCACCAGCAGATGGAGTTCGAATAACAGTAATTAGAAGGGTTGGAAAAGTATGGAATGACCCTGGAAAAACACTAGGTAAGACAGAAAATGCTATCGCACAGTTCTTAAGAGCGGAAGAGGTTGACTTACCTAAATAAATACAATGTAGGAAAACACAAATGACAGATAATTTATTAGATAAAAACGGAGTGTTAGTGCAGGGTCATATTAAGATATATAACCCCGAGACTAGCGAAATTTACATTGATAAGCGCAATGCAATTCACTATGAGAATATGAGTATTGCACTTGCTGAATCATTAGCCAACGCAGGACAGGGATTTGTATACGAAATGGCATTTGGGAACGGTGGTACTAGTGTTGATCCTACAGGCATTATTACATACTTAACACCAAATAGCACTGGTACAAATGCTTCATTATACAACCAAACTTATAAAAAGGTTGTTGATGACAGATCAGCAAATAACGTAGATCCAAATAGAAACAAAATTGAAACACGACACGTTACAGGCACTAGTTATACAGATATCTTAGTAAGTTGTTTGTTAGACTACGGTGAACCAAACGGGCAAGAAGCAAACGATACTGCTACTAATACAGAAAGTTCATTTGTATTTGACGAACTAGGATTAGTAAGTTATAGTCCAACTGGTGACGGCAAACTTCTTACACACGTTATTTTCCATCCTGTACAAAAGTCGTTAAACAGATTAATTCAAATTGATTATACAGTTAGAGTACAATCATTAACTGGTTTTAACGAGGGGTAATTAGATGGCATATACTATTAACTACACTGACATTACTAATAAAGGTAGTATAGTCATTGAGGATAACACAGTTGATACGTCAACTAGTTTAAGTATCCCAGGAAGATTTACTACTGATTACGGTACGTTAATTGGTCAAAACTTTTTACAACTATTAGAAAACTTTTCAAATACAACAGCACCACAAAGACCAGTAGAAGGTCAGTTATGGTATGATACATCTATCGGTGTTAACATTCTTAAAATTTATGACGGCACTAACTGGATTGAAGCCGGAGGATTAAAAAGAGGTGAGTCAGCACCAGATGTTGCTAATTCAGTTGCTGGAGATTTATGGGCAGATACAGACAATCAACAGTTATATTTGTATACAGGTTCAGGTTGGATTTTAGTTGGTCCAGAATTTAGTGACGGTTTAGCCGCAGGTGTTCGACCTTCAACATTAACAGGAACAGACAACGTTAATTATACAGCACTTAAAGTTGAAATAGGCGGCAAAGTACTTGCCATTTATGCTACAAGTGCATTTACTCCAAAGGCAACAATACAAGGATTTAGTTCGCTGAAGGCAGGCTTTAATATGAGTTCTGCTGATATTACTGGCGCTGGTGTTGCAAAGTATTACGGTATTGCAGAAAAAGCAGAAAGTTTAATTATTGCTGGAGAGGCTAACCCTGTTTCAGCAGAAAATTTCTTAAGAGGCGACAAAGAGTCAATTTCTTCTAAAGGATTAATTATTAGAAATAACTCAGGTGTACAAGTTGGAAGTGATGCAGTTGTTCAAATTGGTATTGAAGGACAGAATGCAATTATTTCAAATAATACTTCTGGTGCAAACATTGACTTAAGAATTAATAATGCAGGTAACCTACAACCTGTTATCAGAATTGACTCAACACAAAAAGTTGGTATTAATAACTTATCACCAGCAGAAGCATTAGACGTAACTGGTAATGCTATTATTAGTAACAACCTTATTATTAATGGAATTGCAGAAGCAGTTAATATTTCAACAGGTGCTATTACAACAAAAGGCGGACTTGGTGTTGCTAAGAGTGCAAGGATTGGAAATGAATTAGAAGTAGGATCAACCGCAACGTTTGGCGGATCACTACTTCCAGATACATCAAACACAAGAAGCATTGGATCTGCAATATTAAAATTTGCAGAAGTTAATGCAAATACTTTTAAAGGTAACTTAGTAGGTAATGTAACTGGAACAGTTACAGGACGTTCAGGAAGTTCAGATAAACTTGCTTCAAGAACAACATTCCAAGTTACAGGTGACGTAACTGCTCCGAACATTATTTTTGACGGACAGTATACAGCACCAGGCGAAACTACACTAGTTAAAACATTTGATATTAGTGTTAATAGTACATTTGTTACTAATAAGCCAAACGTTCCAACATCGAGATTTGATGACGAACTTTTAATTAATAGACTTAATGACGAAAATGGTAGCGGAACAGGTCTTAAAAAAATATCAAGAAGTAACTTGTTTAGTGCATTACCAGTTAATCCAGTTGGAATGATAGTTCCATATGCAGGAGATAACAGTACAGCATCAGATTTAAATGGATGGTTATTATGTGATGGTAGAGAAGAATTTATTGTTGATTGGCCTCAATTGTATGAAATTATCGGAACAAAATATAAAGCAAATCCGGCGTTAGGTAAATTTGCATTACCAGACTTACGTGGTAGATTCCCGCTAGGCCAAGACAACATGGGTACACAACAAGGATCAGCAAATAGAGTTACTGATGCTAACGCTGATACACTTGGCGGCACAGCAGGATTTGAAAAGAAACCAATTAAAGTTGAAAACTTACCAGAACACGAACACGATTTACGTGGACCAAGTGGTACACAATATTACGTATCACGTGATGTTCAAGGTACACCAGTAGATGCAGATGCTACAGTAGCCGATGCTCCAACAGGAACAAATGCAGGACAGAAGTTTCCATTCTCAGGAGGCGTGGTAAGTACAACAACAGTAGGACAAGATTTTGATATTATGAATCCTTACCTGGCTGTTAACTATCTAATTTACGCGGGGGCAAAATAATGGCATATCAGATTAACAAAACGAATGGTGATTTATTAGTAGAACTAGTTGATGGACAACTTAATACACAAACAACAGATATTTCTCTAATTGGTCGTAACTATTCAGGCTTTGGTGAATCTATTAATGAAAACTTTGTCAAGATGTTGGAAAACTTTACCAACACACAAGCACCTGCTAATCCTTTAACTGGACAATTATGGTACGACTCAAGCGAGTCACGTTTAAAATTATATGACGGCGCACAATTTAAAAGTGCCGGCGGACCTATTGTAAGTCCAACACAACCACAAATGGTTACAGGTGATCTTTGGATCGACAATTTAAACAACAAGTTATATTTCTATGATGGAACTGATTTAGTTCTTGTAGGACCTCCATATGCAAGTTCAGAAGGACTGTCGGGATTTTCAACCGAAACAGTTCTTGATAATACACAAAGTAACAGAACAATAGTAAAATTAAATGTAGGAGGTACAACAGAAGCAGTACTTTCTAATATTAGATTTACTCCAGATTCAAGTAATACTATTAATGGCATTAACGGCGCAGTTGAAAAAGGAATTAATATAATTAATGACGATTTTAAATTCCACGGAACAGCAACGTCAGCAGATACTATTATTAATGCACAAGGTATTAAGAAAAACGCATCACAGTTTTTACCTACAGATGCTAATGGTGTAACCAATGGAACAATTACTACTATTAATAACGGTGGTATTATAATTGGTCCAGAAGATAATATTGGTATTAAAATTGTAAATAACCAAACATTAATTGAAAATACAGTTCGTGATAGAAACTTAGAAATTAAAGTTAGAAAAGCAACAGGTTCCACAAGTGCAATTAAAGTTAATACTGCAAATAGTTATATAGGAATTTTTAATAATAATCCTCAAGCAACATTAGACGTTGGCGGTGATGTAAAAATTGCCGGTAACCTAACTATATCTGGCGAAACATTCCAAACAGATGTAGAAAACATGAGGATTCAAGATAAAAATATTGAACTTGCTATTGCAAGTGATAGTACATTATTAACAGATCCAGAAGTTGATAATGCTGGTTTTATTGTAAAAGCAACTCCGAACGATAAAGAGTTACTTTGGAAAAATACAACTAATTCTTGGACATCAAATGTTTATTGGGATTCAGACCTAGGGTACAAGTTAAACGGTAACACAGTGTTTAGTGGTACAGAAATGACTTACATTGCAAGTGCTCCTGATTTAACATCAGTTGGTACCCTTACTAACTTGAATGTAGATAGTGTTAACATTAACGGAAACTTAATTTCATCAGTTGTACAACCTTTACAATTAACAAGTGCAACAGCAATTATTGAAATTGTTGATAGCAAAATAATTAGAGGATTAGGAACACCGGCACAAGATACAGATGCGGCAACAAAACTTTATGTTGATAATGCAATTGATAACGAAGGTGTAGTACTGGCATTAAACATTACTGGATTAGGATATGATCCAGCACAAGGTGGCGGAGCAACATTTGCGGCAAAAATTACAACATTGTTAGAAGAAATTGTTCCAGCAAGTACAAAGATTAATGGAGTTCAAGCAAAGATTCATGCAACAGATCAAACATCAGCATCAGCATTGTTTACTGCAAGTGATCTAAACACTGCATTAGAAGAGTCAACAGTTGAAGTTGATCATACTGTTTCAGCAAGTTCAAATCTTATTACGAGCATTATTAAAGGTACAACAACTACAATTACTACTAATGGTGTTCACAAATACACAGCAGGTAGACAAATTGATATTACAGGTGCTACAGTAAATAGCGGTACACCTATGGCTTCGCTAACTGGAACATTTACAGTAGACAGTGTATTGTCAACTACTGAAGCAATTATTTCTGCAAACACAAGTGGTGAAGCAGGAACATACGATGCTAATTCAGCAACAGCAACTAGAGTTTCTGAAGTAGGTAATGAGAACGAAAGTGTACTTAAAGACGTAGAATTTAGTGATGTTAACGGTGCAGTTAGTTTAACTGTTTCAAGATACAAACTAATTTGTACAGTAAACGGGGGCGTATGGACTTATACTAGCGGACAAAGTTCTGCGGTATAACGATAAATATATACAATAAAGGGGTTAGAAACTATGGCATATATTATTAATAAAACCGACGGTTCGCAGATTGCGGTAGTTGAAGACGGTACAGTCGATCAAACTACTAGTCTTAAACTAGTTGGTAAAAACTATGCTGGTTACGGTGAAATCCAGAACGAAAATTTCGTTCATTTACTAGAAAATTTTTCAAGTGCAAATTCACCATCCAGAGCAATAGCAGGTCAAATTTGGTTTGATTCAGGAGTAAGCAAACTAAAATTTTATGACGGCACAAAATTTAGAACAACTGGCGGTGCTGAAGTAAGTTCTTCACAACCATCAGGACTTACTGAAGGTGACTTTTGGTGGGATAATGCAAACAATCAGTTGTATGCAAACACAGGAACAGGTTTTATCCTAATTGGTCCACAATCACAAGGTGATACTTTAACTAGTTTTGTTACTGATACAGTAAGAGATATTTCACAAGCACAACGAACAGTTATTAAAGGTACTGTAAACGATGAAGTAGTTGTTGTACTTTCAGCGTCAGACTTTACGATTGACTCATCCGACCCCGACAATGCCATAACAGGATTTGATGTCATTCATAGAGGTATGACTATGAAGAACACAACAAACGCTACACAAGGTGTTACTTCAACTGCTCATAGATGGTGGGGAACTGCTACTAACTCAGAAAAATTAGGCGGAAGAGATGCAAGCGAATACGTTGTAAGTATTCCGGGACAAGAATCATCATTTACTGAAATTGTAAGATTTAGTGATACAGGCTTTACTGTTGGTGCATCAAATGATTTAAGAGTTTCAATTGAAAATGATAACCAAGGTGTTATTGCAAACGAAGTTGGAACTGTAATTAGATTTAAAGTTGACAACGATCAGTCACAAGTAACAGAACCAATGCAAATTAAAGCAGAAGGTATTGTTCCTGGTGCAAACAACACTTACAACTTAGGTAATACTAATAACAAGTGGAACAACGTTTGGGCAACAACATTTAACGGTACAGCAACTACAGCAAACGCAATGGTAGTTGGTCAGAATAACAGAACAGCAAGTACTTCGGCTACTGCTGATACAGTTGCAGTTAGAGACAGTCAAGCAAATCTAAATGCAAACCTATTTAACGGTACTGCTACAACAGCACGTTACGCTGACTTGGCAGAGAAATACACAACTGATGACGAGTATCCAACAGGTACTATTATGGCAGTTAGTGATAATGAAGACTCAGAAACTACATGGTGCCAAATTGACGGAATGCCAATTGGTGTTATTTCTGCTAAACCTGCTTACTTAATGAATGCAGATGCAGAAGGTCAAGCGATTGCACTTAAAGGTAGAGTACCAGTAAGAGTTGTAGGCCCTGTTAACAAAGGCGACAAACTATACGTAGGTGCTAACGGTACTGCACAAAAAGCCAACGAAGGCGAATTAGTAGGTGTTGCACTAGAGTCTAATGATAGACACGAAGAAAAATTAGTAGAAGTTGTACTAAAAGTTTAAAGGGAAGAAGTAAATGGCAGTTGTAACAGCGGCAAGGTATAATACATTACAAGCAAAGGTGGCTAACGTTTTAGGTAACGGAAGCGGTCAATTTGGATATGGACAAGTGTTAGCAAGTTCACAAGTAGCCGCAGAAACAGTTATCGATTCGACACACATGGCTGATCTGTACACTGATTTAGTTGCAACAAGAGTACACCAAGTTGGAAGTGTTCCACAGTCTATTGCAACAGTAGCGGCAGGCCAAGTTATCGAAGAAGATTCGGCTGATACCGGAACAGGTAGAGGTATTCTTCAATATGAAGATTTAGCAACTACTCTTGAAACAGATAAAGATTTAATTTATACTGTAGATACATCACAAAGCACAATTACTAATAGTAAAACTTCAAGTACTAGAACTACTTCATGGTCTGGTATTGTTGATCATGTTGTTACAGTTACTTTTGCAAGTGCTGATGCACGTAGACACTTCTTTAATGCAGGCGGAGAAATTCGTTTTACAGCAGACTTAGATCCTGATGTTTCAAACGGTAAGAACAACGATTGGAATAACTTATTATCATCAATGGGAACAGTTCTTTTTAAATCAGATGACTGTACTTCAAATGGTACTACTCCAGGAACTCCACAAGGTCTTGGAAACTTTGATTTAACATCAACTTATCAACTTGTATTTCAGAAAGATGGAACTGGTGTATATTCAATGAACGATTATAATATCAAAGCAAAAGAGAATACAACAGCACAAATTGAATTTTTAATTGAATTTAGAGACGACGATGTTGGTTCTGATGCTGGCGACTCAAATAATGATGGCGCAATTAACCCAATTGACGAAAGTGTAACTGGTACATTAGAGAGTGTAGTTGGCGAAAGATTACCAACTGGTCTTTATGTAGCATTAACTAGTCCAACATTTGCTACAACAAATAACTTAACATAAGAATTCCTACTACCTTAGGAACCGTGATGTTGCAAGGCGTCACACTAGAGTCACTTTTTAAGTGACTCTTTTTTTTTGACTGTAAATACAGTACTATGGACGAGAAGTTATCAAAAGCCCTTGAATTTGGCAATTATTCTGCTACACTAGAAAATCAAAAGCGTATGTTACAAGAAAAATTTGTAACAGATACGATTTATTTCTGCGCAGGTGGACAATTTACTATTACTAAAGAACTTATTAATTATTGCCAAACATTACTAGGTAGCGGACAAGAGTCGTTTATATTAATTGATGATAATAGTATTCCTATTGAAATACAAAGTATTGAAAAATTTAAAGAAGAAATTTTTGACAAGTACTTTGTTGCTCTTAATGAATATCATACGTCTTATCAAAAATTAACAAAAAGTAGGTCCGTTGACGGATTAGTAGAATGACAAATGGGATTCTTTTATTTGCATACAATAATGAACAAATAGATTACGTTGCTCAAGCGTGTTATCTAGCCAATCGTGTAAAACAGTACATGAACCTTCCTACTACTTTAGTTACTGATGATAAAGCAAGGGTTGAAAAATATTATAATGGTAATGAAGTATTTGATAACATTATAGAAGTTTCATCTATTAGATATAATAAAAAACGCTATCATGATGGAGCGTTGTCGTTCAAACTTCTTAACTTTAAGAATTTTAATAGAGATAATGCTTATAATGTTTCGCCATACGATCAAACACTAGTACTAGATACTGACTATATTATTTCCAATGACTTATTACTAAGTTGTTTTAATAGTGTTAATGACTTAATGGTTTATTCAAAGAGTCTTGATATTTCGGGATGGAGAGAAGCAGAAGAATTTGATTTAATAAGTGAAACTAGTATAAAATTTTATTGGGCCACAGTTGTGTTTTTTAGAAAAACAAAATCTAATAAAGTGTTCTTTGATCTAATAACACATATTAAAGAAAATTATGAACACTATCGAAACTTGTATCAACTTACTAACAGTGTTTATAGGAATGACTTTGCTTTTAGTATAGCAATACATATTATGGCAGGACACTATGGATCTGGATTCGTAAAAGAATTACCAGGAAAGATGATTTATAGTACAGGTAAAGATATCTTAGAAAAAATTAAAGATGATGAATTAACTTTATTAGTTGAAAAACAAAATAGATCGGGAGAGTATACCCTTTTAAAATCTAAAGGCTTAAACTTACACGTAATGAATAAGTTTAGTTTGAATAGGAACATTTCTAATGCCTAACTTTACTTTTCTTGCACAAAATAATGAACAAGACAATTATGTACGTCAAGCAGAATTACTAGCAATGAGTATTAGAAAAACTAATCCAGACAGTAAAATTTGCTTAATAACTAATGAAGACACTGAATGGATTAAAGAAGGACTGTTTGACGATATTGTACCTATTCCGTGGGAAGATAAAGCAGATGAGCACAAATGGAAAGTACAAAACAGATGGAAAATTTATCATGCTTGTCCATATGACGAAACTTTTGTATTAGATACAGACATGATAGTATGTCATAACTTAACACATTGGTGGAATTTAATGCAAAATTATGATGTATTTTATACAACTAATGTAACAGATTATAAACAGTGTAAACTTAATGTAACATACTATAGAAAAATGTTCGAAGCAAACAACTTACCAAACATCTATGTCGCATTACATTATTTTAAAAAGTCAGAATTTGCAAAACAGTTTTATACTTGTTTAGAAGAAGTAATGAAAAACTGGGAATACTATTATGAAAGGTATGCACCTAAGAAAATGCAAAAGTTTTTAAGCGTTGACGTATGTACAGCAATAGCAATTAGAGTGTTAGGTGTTGAACATATAGTTACAAATACTAAACTACCATTTCCTACGTTTGTACATATGAAACCGTATGCACAAAGTTGGAAAATACAAACAACAAAATGGCAAGACCGTGTTAGTTGCTTTATTGATGATAAACAACAACTTAAAATAGGTGGACATTTGCAGGACACAGTGTTTCATTATACTGAAAAAGATTTTACGGAGAAATATTATGACAGATTCAATAATTAATTTTCCAGTTAAAGTTCAGAAATTTAAAGAACATAGTGTTCTTAAAGAATTATTATTAACAGCAATTAATGAACAAAAAGAAGTAGAACATTTAATCGGACCTAATAATGATATTACTCGTTGTGATTGGCAACCTGCAAGATTTAATACTAACCGACGTTGGGTAAAGGATATAAAAGATCCGTTAACTGAACATATTGCAAAGTGGGCAGAGTCGTTTGGATATGCAAATTTTAAAGTGCTTGAAATTTGGTTTCAACAATATGCACAGAACAGTAAACACTCTTGGCACACACATGGCGGAAATTTTACGTGTGTGTATTATCTAGATTTGCCTAAAGATACTCCACGTACTCAGTGGATTAATCCTACAACTCTAAATGAAGAAACTTTTTGTGTTGCAGAAGGTGATATTATTATATTTCCAAGTTGGTTAATACATAGAGCACCACAAAATGAATCAAAAAATATGAAAACAATTATTTCATGGAACATTGAAGTTGGGATATCTGATTTCTACGGAGAAGGTCAATGACAATGTCTTGGAAAGAAGTTCCGTTAAAGCCATCACAAACTTGGCTTGATTTTGATTTAGATAGTGGTGTAATAAAAACTATCGGAGCAACACCGTTAAGTAAACATAGTATCGAAGTTGACTATGAGCAAGTTAAAGATTTAATTGAAGGTAAAGTATATTTTAAACACTTTTTAGTTCAATTTAATCCAACTAGCACAATGTATGAGTTGGTTAATAAGCACGACGAAAAGAAATACGAATATAACGTTAATTCTAGTTTATATAAAATACAAAAAACTAATAAAGCAGATATTATAATTTGTAAAAATTATAAAAAGAAACAATGGGAATTAAAGTTTGGTGATTTATTTGCAAAAACATTGCTCAAAAACAACGTTACATTACAAACAGTAAAGCATTTTAGTGTAGTAGAAAAGAATAACCCATTTGTACTATACAGAACATTAACATTCAATTTAGCGTCAAATAATTTAGTCTTGCAATTTAATGATAATGATGCTATAATAGAATTTGACATTTATACGAATAAACTTTTTAACAGTTATGGGATACAAATTGAACAAGATTAAGATACAAGATGTTGATATTATCTTTCTAAGTTATGATGAGCCTAATGCTGAAGAAAATTGGGCAGACTTACAACGGAAGATCCCTTGGGCAAAACGTGTACACGGAGTAGAAGGATCAGATGCGGCACACAAAGCCTGTGCAGATTTATCTGAAACAAAACATTTTGTAACTGTAGATGGTGACACTATTGTCGACCCTAAGTTTATGCAAGTTGAATTAGACTTAGATAAGTTAGGTGTAGACGATGACTATCAATTTAGTTGGTGTGGTAAAATTGATGTTAACGGACTTATGTACGGCAATGGAAGTTTAAAGATGTGGACAAAAGATTTTGTTAAAAATATGAAGACACATGAAAACACTGACGGATCAGATGAAACAAGTATTGAATTTTGTTACTTTGACAACTATTATCAATTAAATGAAAACTATAGTAAAAGTATTATTACAGCAACTCCACATCAAGCATGGCGTGCTGGATTCCGTGAAGGCGTTAAAATGAGTCTGGATAGGGGAAAGCCAACAGAAGATATTAATTCATTATGGTGGCAAAATAGACACAGACTTTTTATTTGGCAAATGGTAGGTTGTGATGTTCCTAATGGTATCTGGGCGGTATATGGCGCACGACTTGGAACATATATGAATATGTGTACAGATTGGGATCATACACAGACAAGAGACTTTACTTACCTCAATGAGTTATGGAAAGAACACGAGACTGTTACAGTCGCAGAAGAATGTAAAGAACTAGGAAAGAAACTAATTAATGAATTAGAATTACCTATTGCCGTTGTTCCGTTTGATAAATTACAAAGTGAATTTTTTAAGACAGTATACATAAACGGCGATAGAGTAATTAGGCGTAAATGAAAATAAGATATTATCATAATATTGATGGTTGGCGTTGGCTAGGATTTGTATTAGCAATGGTTAGTGCATTTTTATTAAGTGGCGGTAATCCTGCAATACAATGGTTAGGATGGGGCATCGCTTGCTTTAGTTGTAGCATATGGATTTACATGGGATGGAAAGATGGTGATACTCCTAGGGCATTAATGGAGTTAATGTATTTGCTTCTTGCTATAAGAGGCGTTTGGAATTGGGTTCAATGAGTGAATTAGACAGAATTAAAACAGTAATGCCAGAAATTGATAAAATTTCTCCTTCATTCTGCTTGGCTAAATGGCATCATGTTACTATCTATTTGCAAACAGGCGAAACACACAGTTGTTATCATCCAGCACCTCACAAGATTCCTTTAGAAGGGTTAATAGATAATCCAAGTCAATTGCATAATACTCCGCAAAAGAAACTCGAACGTAAAGAAATGTTAGCAGGATTAAAACCTAGTGGTTGTCAATACTGTTGGAACATTGAATGTATGGGTAAAGATTACATTAGCGATAGACATATTAAAACAGCAAGTATTCATACACCAGAACGTATTGAAGAAATTACAAGTAATCCTTGGGACTATAATATTAATCCCGAATATATTGAAGTAAACTTTAGTAATGAGTGTAATTTTAAATGCGGTTATTGTCATCCTAAGTTTAGTAGTAGATATTGGAACGAAATTAAACAACACGGACCATATAAAGATAGTACAGCACATCGTAACGATATTGACTGGATAGAATTATATGAAGAAGAATCTAATCCTTATGTAGAAGCATGGTGGAAATGGTGGCCTGAAGTTAGTAAGACATTGAACATCTTACGTGTTACAGGTGGAGAGCCTTTGATGCATAAAAGTACTTGGAGGCTTTTTGAAGAATTAAAATCAAATCCAAAGCCGCATTTAAATATTGAACTTAACAGCAATATGGGTGTAAAGCCTGCACTAGTTAAAAAATTAACACAAGTCGTAAAAGAACTTAGAGAAACTAATTGTATTGCAAGTTTTAAATTATATACAAGTATAGATACATGGAGTAACCGTGCAGAATATACACGTACTGGATTAGATTTAAAAATTTGGGAAACAAATTTAGATTATTATCTATCCAACACACCCTGGCCTGTAACATTTATGATTACATTTAACATATTCTCTGTTACAAGTTTCAGTTCTTTGTTAGAAAAAATATTAGAATGGCGTAAAAAATATAATACAGATGAACAAACAAAATGGCAACGTATAAGGTTTGATACGCCATACCTAACTGATCCTATTCAGTTTGATATAAACATACTTCCTAAAGATGAATTCATGCCTTATATGAAAAAGCACTTAGAGTTTATTGTTAATAATTTAGATGACACAAACAGAACTAAATTTAGTAGTTTGGAATATGAAAGATTTAGGAGAGTAGTTGACTATATGGAAACAACAAACTATTCTGAGAAAAAACTATTAAACGGAAGAAAAAACTTTCATACATGGTTTAGAGAATACGATAAAAGACGCAATACTAATCTTGTAGAAACGTTTCCTGAATTTAAAGAATTTTACAATTTTTGTAAAACTTGCTAACTAATTTCTGATTGTGTATTAATACGTCTTCTATATCTTGTAAGTTACAATCATTATTAGCAATGTGTTCAATTAATTCAAAAATAGCAATTAACCTATCTGTAGGATTTTGAATACTGTCGTAGTCTTCATTCCACAAACTATCAAATGTTTTAAATCCAAGTTCTTTAATATATTTTAAAGTATGCGGCGGTCCAACCATAACAAACGGTCTACCATATAACATTGCATTAAATGTTTTTTCACTAAAGTTAGCAGTAGGTTGTGCAAAACGTGTTTCGTTAACAATAGCACACATACTATCTAAATAAAATGCTTCTAGTCCTCTACCTTGAGGAGCAAACACAGGCCATTGCTTCATGCTGGCATCAGTTGTTTTTGCATTTTTATAATCTAATACATATGGAATATTTTGATTTAATGTATCGATATTTTGTTTAATTATTGTTTCGTAATTAGTACCACTCCATTTGTCTAGTTCAATCCAAGTGCGGTCCATTAATAATTCATAGTTAGTTTTAAAGTTCCAACTTAAATAACAATCTTTGTCTACAAGAAATGCAGATAGTAAATGACGATGTTTAGTATAACGCCAGTTTGGACAAATAAATTTTTTATTATAATTTAAATCAAGTGTAGTATTACCACCACAAAAGAAATCACGTAAAAATATATCCATGCAAAATAAGTTTAATGTTGGATAATTTTTAGCATAATATTTTTGTATATTATAATCTCCTGTATATACATTGATATTTTTAATACTGTTCTTTTGTTGCCAATTAACAATACTATCTAATTCGTCTGCATAAAGATTATCAAATGTATTAAATTCACTATAGAAATGGTTGTTATGGATCGTATCTTTTATATATGGACTAACAGGCTCGTACAAGTAGATATCAACACCCTTACTTAATTTTTTATATGTTTTAGGAGACAGTTCTAAACTGTCAAACTGTTTGATATGATTAGTACCTGTGTAAACAAAAGTAGGACGAGTTGTATCTTTTAATAAAGATTCACGGAATAGTTCAGTTAACATTCCTTTATCTTTGTTGCGTATATTTTTCTGTGGAATATTTTTCCAGAATAAGTCCTGGACAAACATTAGTAACTTCCTGTAATTTGTAAAGTGTATCTTGGATCTACGCCAATGTTACTTGCGGCGTGTGGAGCATCGGCATCCCATAAAACATATTCTCCTGCTTTATAGTTTACAACACCAATACCTTCTACTTCAAAGTAATGACCTGGTTTCCAATCTTCTAAAAATACAATAGCACGTCTTACATTTTTTCGTTCTTGATTAAACACACGACAATATGTATTAAAATGATCAACGTGTGTAGGCATAATATCTAATGTATCCATTCTATAAAACACAAATCCAGGATTACGTAAATTTAATAATGATGCAACTTTTTCTACCCATTCAGGCATTGGATTTTTACTGTCATACATTTTGCCTGTTGTAGTAGTATGTGTATATCCTTGTTCACGCCAAGCATCTGCTTCTTCACCTGTAATAGGTTGTCTAACGTAATTAAAATCTTTGAAATCATCATTCCAAAGTTTGCTAATAATCCCTCTATAAAACATCTCTATGTGTATCCAGTGTTACGCAGTGAAATCCACCGCCAAGTGTTCTTTGATGTCTTGTTGGCAACATAGCACAATCAATACCTTGTGCTTCAAGAACTTTACGTAGTGGCTCCTGATGTTTCTCAAGTGCTACTAACTTAGTATTTACACTAAACAAGTTCATATTAATCCATGTACTTGCATTACACCATTTAGGATAGTGACCGATATCAACAGGTTCAGGACACCATAATATATCCCAGTTTCTAAAAGGTTCTGGCAAATCGTCTTTACTTTTAATCCTACTTGGGTTAGCAAGTAATAATCCTTCACGTAAGAATGCTATAGTACTATCAATATGCATATAACTATAAACGTCTTGTAATAAATGCACTTTGGCTCTATCACCTAATGCATCTTGCAGTAGTGTTGCACCTAGTTTATTTCCGCTATTACTTACAAGATATAAAACGTGATCGTTAGCACGAATAACATTTGCGGCATCGAAAGCAGGTTCAAATTCGTTTAATGCAAGTATGTCTTTATTGCCAATGCAGTCAGTGTTATACAATGCACTTTCGTAATAACAACGTATTTCTTTAGGATTATTTAAATGTTTTTCAAATGCTTTCCATTCGCCTTTTCTTGCACGAATAGGCATAGGTGTTGCAAGTGTTAAATCTCCATGTACAAATACACTATCTCGAGGACAATAATTATAATAATTACAATCAGTAGCATCTGGCCGTACAACCTCAACTGATTCTCCTTTTAAAAAATCTACAAAAACTTCTAAATCTTCATTTGCTTCATCGATAACTTGTTGCGGATAAGAGCCTTTAATAATTTCCGTTTCGTCAGATTTATCTGCAAAGTTTACACAGCGTAAACTAATATCAATGTCATTTGGAATTTTAGCATTATCTGCAATTCCTACAATTACTTTACGAAGTTGTCCCCATTCGTTACTAGACATATGATTTACGTCCTTCCCAATGTTCTAAAATTAAATCTTCTAATTCAAGATTACTCATTCGAGAATTTTCGCCTTTTAATTGTTGAATAGTTATTTCCATGTTAGAACACCAGTCTTTTGTTGATTGTTTTAAATGATATCCAAGACTTGGATAAATTGTATTTTCCACATAATCCATATGTTCTAGTACACTAGGGTGTGCGTCATCTTGATATACGCATTTTGTTTTAGGAAATATATTATTTGAACCTGGCAAATGATTTGGAACACTTGTAATATGCCCATTAAAAATATCTTGTGTAAATTGTTTTATATAAGCATTGCCTTGTAATATAGCAGTTTCGTTTCTTATGTCGTCGTTTTCTACACTCCAGTGTTTTTGTAGGTATTCGTTTGAATAATAATCACTGTTTAGTATGTTGCCTTCGGTCATCCATTTTTCGTCTTTAAGTAAATCAACTCTAGTCCAACTACTCCAAACTATACAAATAATATCTTCTGTCTGAAAACTATGTTTGCGATTTGCTTCCACTAGTCTACAAGCAATGCCCTGATTCCCCATACCTGCTTTTCCATAGTTATGATTTTCACAGCCTAAATCTTTTGCAACAATATCACTCCATGTAGGCCAAATGTATTCGGTATACGAGCAACCAAAAGTAAACAATCTCATTTAAAAACATCCATATCTGGCAGATACGGATAATCATCACTACTCCATATTTTGCCTTTTTCTAAATCGTTAATTTTATCTAAACCAAGTTGTGCAGTTTCTGGAGTCATATAATAATGATATCCTACAAATTTAATATTTTGTTCCGCCCAAGGTTTGTCGTCTGTTCGTCCATCATATGCCATTTGTTTTAGAATATTATAATCTCTCTCACTAGGACAAAGTATTGCACCGCCTCTGCCTAAACTTAATGCTTTTTTATATTGAAAACTTAAACACATAAACATATTATTAATGTATGAGTGTCTTTCAAACATTGTAGCCGCATCGATTATTCTTGTATTACCTAGAGGATAAGATCTAGTCCATTCAATGTCTTGAAATTCCCAATCAAGGCCGAGTTTTTCTAAGGTAAAGGGTATGCTAATATATGTCCTACTTGGAACAGTAATTTTAGTTTGTGGCTGTAAGTATCTTAGGCTCAACTCAATAGCATGAGTGCAACTATCTACAGCAACAGCATAAGGAGAACCATAGTACTCTGCTATTGCTTTTTCAAATTTATTGACGGTTTCAAACATACACATATTTATATACGCAGATAATAAGTATAAGTGTGAGTGAAATGAATTATAACAACATCGTTATGTGGTCAAAGCATTGGAGTCTAACCAACTTCTTGAAGACTATTGACAATAATACAAATTCTAATATTGTAATATTAGGTGCAGAAGAATTTAGTATGTTAGGTTGGGAAAATTATCCTAATCAAAAAAAAGTTAATAAGCATATTAAAGGAAAGAATGTTCATTTTGTTGCAGGACATTTTGGAGGCAACAATAACTTTTGGCCTAAGTATGGAAATTTGATTGTTTGGAAAAGTTTTTGGCCGGCAAACACAGTTTACGAATTTAACAAATTTAATCATTCAATTTCTAATAAAGATATATCAATTCCATTTATTAGTATGAACAACCAACCTTGGCAACATCGTTGTCTAATGATGGATACACTTGCAAAACATAACTTAATTGATAAGGGTAGTATTAGTTGGAATAATCTTATTAATGATTATGATTGGAAGTATTGGAAACAAGAACGATTAATTATTGATAAAGAGTATGCTAGTACAACTGCTCAATACAGTACGTTGCCAAATGATTATAATTTTAGTTTAGTAAGTCTAGTTAATGAATCAACAATGGAAACAATGTTTCCTACAGAAAAGACTTACGCTCCTATATATTATAAGAAACCATTTTTGGTTTTTAGTGTACAAAACTATCACAAGATGTTAAGTGAAGAATTTGGATTTGAAATGTATGATGAATTATTTGATTATAGTTTTGATTCAGAGTCAAATCAAGAAAAACGTGCAGATATGATTGCAATTCAAATTAGAAATTTAGTTAATCAAAACTATAACGATCTTTATAAAAAGGTTGCACAAAAAGTAGAAAGAAACTATAATAAACTAATATCTATTAGTTTAGATAAAAGTCGTGTTCCAAAAATTGTATTGGAATGCGGTGCGTATAAAAAATTAATTGAGGTTATGAAATGAGTATTATTGGATATATTGGTGTAGGTAAATTAGGTGTACCCTGTGCTGAGGAAATTGTTAAGAAAGGTCATAAAGTAAATGGATATGACATTTCGCCAATTGTTTCTGATTTAATTAATCAGAAAGACACTATTGAAGAAACTGTTAAAGATGCTGATATTGTATTTGTTGCTGTTCCAACACCTCACGATCCTGCATATGATGGGAAACGTCCGACAAGTCATTTAGAACCTAAGGATTTTAATTACGATATTGTTAATACAGTATTAGAAGAGGCAAACAAATATATGAATAAAAAACAGTTGCTTGTTTTAATATCAACTGTATTACCTGGAACAACACGTAGAGAATTTGTACAACGTGTAACTAATACTAGATTTGTTTATAATCCTTACTTAATTGCAATGGGTACTGTAGGTTGGGATATGATTAATCCCGAGATGATTATGATCGGTACTGACGACGGTAGTGAAACTGGCGATGCAAAACAGTTACGTGATTTTTATGATACCATAATGGAAAATAATCCTCGTTATGTAATTGGAACATATGATGAGTGCGAATGTATCAAAGTATTTTATAACACATTTATTTCAACAAAACTAAGTCTTGTTAATATGATTCAAGATGTAGCCGAACGTCAAGGAAATATTAATGTTGACGTAGTTACTAAAGCACTTGCTGAATCAACAATGCGTATTATGAGTGATCGTTATATGACAGCCGGCATGGGAGATGGCGGAAGTTGCCATCCAAGAGATAACATCGCTTTACGTTTTATGGCAAAAGAACTTAATCTTGATTATGATATATTTGATAGCATTATGACAGCAAGAGAAGTGCAAGCAAAGAACCTTGCTAAATTTGTTGTTAAAACAAAAGAGAAATATGGTGGAAGTATTTTGTTAAATGGAGTTTCTTACAAACCGGGTGTTTCTTATACTGACGGAAGTTATGCATTATTAGTAGATTACTACATTCGAGAACTGGGTGAATCGGCAATTTACATTGATCCGTTAGTATCTGAAATCCCAAGTAGTGCATACAATCCTACTGGAGTAATTTTATTGTGCCATCCAGAACCATATGTAGAGTATGGAACAGATTCTGTGTTTATCGACCCTTGGAGACAAATGAAACCTGACTCTAACTATATGGTTATTCATTACGGGAATACAAGAAAGAAATGATTTATTCAAAGTCTAAACCTTTATTATATTTTGAGGAAGTTGCAGGAAAGTCATTACATTGGTATTGCGGAGATGATTCTGAAAACTATGTAATACATAATAAACCAGATTGGAAATATTATTCTACTGCTGACAAGTTAGATTACACTTTTAATAGTTTAGGTTATAGAACTAAAGAGTTAGACAAATTAGATAATGACTATATTCTTGTTTTTGGATGTAGTTATACTGAAGGCGTTGGGTTATTTGAAAACGAACTATGGTGTAATATATTAGGTAAAGATTTAAACATTGACGTTGTTAACTTAGCCAAAGCAGGTACTGGACCTGACATTATTAATATTAACACACAATTATTTGTTAAAAATAAATTTGTTAAACCTCGTGCAGTTGTAATACAATGGCCACAAGCATCAAGAAAAAGTTTTGGTTATATAGAACGTGAAGGACTATTTAAAAAAGCAATTAGATTAGAAGATAGAAATATTCAATGGTCTAATGTTTTAGACGAACCGGCTGACACTTACGAAATGTTAGATTCTCAGTGGTATTTTAAACGTTGGGCGTTAGAAGACGGTCAAATGTTATTTGAAAATAGTTTACATATTAATAGTGTAAACAACTTATGGAACGCACTAGGCGTTCCAGTCTTTCATTGGACCTTCCAAGGAGACTTTGCTACTTCTTATGATAAGGATATGTTTGCTAAACTTAATTTAAAAAATGAAGATAGAGCCAGAGACAATGCACATGACGGTCCGTTGATTCATCAGGAAGTAGTAGATAAAATTAGGGATAACGTAAGATGTATGATATAGTTTTTATTAGTTATGGTGAGCCTCATGCTGATCAGAACTTTGAATTTTTAAAAAGTAAATTTCCAATGGCAAAGCGTGTAAAAGATATAGAAGGAATACATCAAGCACATATACTTGCGGCAAAGAAATGTTTTACTAAAATGTTTTGGGTAGTGGATGGCGATGCAGTATTGCAAAACGATTTTAATTTTGATTACGAGGTTTCCGAGTGGGATTTAGAAACAGTTCATGTATGGAGAAGTCTAAATCCTGTAAACAACTTGGAATATGGATACGGTGGGGTTAAACTTCTCCCTAGATCACTCACACTGAACATGGACACCACCGTACCCGACATGACAACAAGTATTAGTAGTAAGTTTAAAGCAATGCCTGAAACAAGCAACATGACTGTTTTTGACACCGACGAGTTTGCAACTTGGAAGAGTGCGTTTAGAGAATGTGCAAAATTAGCAAGTAGATCTATTAAAGGCCAAGTAGATGAAGAAACAGAAAAGCGTTTAGAAACTTGGTGTACTGTAGGAAACGGACAATACGGCAAATATGCTATTCATGGTGCTCTAATAGGAAAACATTGGGGAGAACAATATAAAGATGACAAAGAAATGTTATATAAAATTAATGATTTTAAATGGTTAAAAGAACAATTTAATGACTATAGCGATTCCATTTAAAGATATTAACAAGTTCGGTCAACGCACAATGTTAGACACACAGTTGTTTAATGTTAGTTGGATACTTGGACGTTTTTGTAATTACAAATGTAGTTACTGCTGGCCATATGCTAATACAGATAAACCTGATCATCAAGACTTAACCGTTTATAAAAATACTATTGATGAAATAAAACGTCAAGCACGAGAAAATGGATTCACTGATTTTCATTTTAGTTTTAGCGGAGGAGAACCTACTGCCTATAAATACTTTGGGGAGATTATAGATCATTACTGTAGTGATACAGTACCTGAATATCAAAGTATACACATGACTACAAATTTGTCACCGGGCAGTAAGTGGTGGAATACTTTTATAAAGAATACTAAGAGTTTACAACGTCGAAGTGTTACAGCAAGTTTCCATGCAGAGTTTGCTAATGAACAAGAGTTTGGAGATAAATGTCTTCAATTAATGAAGGACGGAGTATATGTTACAATTAATCAAGTTATGGTTCCAGAGCAGTTTGACGAGTATCTTGAAAGATGTCAAAGATTTGCCGACAGAGGAATCAATGTTACGGTTAAGCCGCAATCAGATCCTACTGCGTCATTTGTGGTCAATAGTTACACGGAAGAACAGTTAAAAATTATGCAACAAGGATTTCCACAACATATACAAGATGAGGAAGTCTATCAGATTAAATTAACAGATGGCATAAAGGAATATTATTTAGATCAAGCAGAACGCTTTAATGCTTTTGACTTTAACAAGTTTAAAGGTTGGACTTGCAATGCAGGGTATCAAAGTTGTATTATACGCGGTAATGAAGTTAAGAGAGCATACAGTTGTAAGGAAGAACCCTTAGGCACGCTACAAGACGGTTTTACGCTGTTTAAAGCACCATCTAAGTGCGTTACTGATACTTGTGTAAGTAGTGCAGATAGCAAAATACCAAAGGTTCAACGATGAAAATAGATATCGAAGACATAAAATTTTGGATGGATGCAATTCGTAACAGCGAAGATAGAGATAGAATGCTAGATAGTTTTTGGGGAGGACAACTATTTTCTAAAAGATGGTTAGTAGAGCATTTAGAAAAAATTTGTAGAATTCAAAATGCAAGTATAGTAATTCATGGCGGCTGGAATGGTGTATTAGCAAGTATGCTTTTTAATAGTAGTGTAGGTATTAAACGTATTATCAGTGTTGACATTGATCCTAAGTGTGAACAAATTGCATATACTATTAATAAAAGACATGAAATTGATGGAAAATTTAAAGCAGTAACTTGTGATATGGCAGAATATGAATATGAGTTCCATCCTGATATTATTATTAATACTAGTTGTGAACATATTACACAAGAAACTTATGACAAGTGGTTAGAAAATATTCCTAACACTCCTACAATTATATTACAAAGTAATAATTATAATAAGTTAGAAGAACATATTAATTGTGTTAATAGTATTGAAGAGTTTAAAGATAAATCTAATTTACATGATGTAACAGGCTTAGAATATAAACCACCTCATGTTGAATACACACGATTTATGTTAGTAGGAAGACCTTAATGTATAAACTAAACGAAATACGAGCAATCCATTTAGAAGTTACATCAAAGTGTCAAGCCTCTTGTCCTATGTGTGCTAGAAATTTACAAGGCGGCATACTAAATCCCTTCCTTAAATTAAACGAAGTTGATCTAGGAACTTTTGTTAACTGGATACCGAGAGATATTGTACGTCAACTAGATCGTTTGTATATGTGTGGTAACTTTGGCGATCCTATTATTGCAAAAGATACACTTGAAATATTTAAGTATCTACGTGAAACAAACGAGTCAATTAATTTAAGTATGAATACAAACGGCAGTGCTAGAGATCCTAAATGGTTTAAAGACCTTGCTAAACTAAATGTACGTGTTCGATTTGGTATTGACGGATTACAAGATACACATAGCAAATATCGCATTGGTACAGACTGGAATAAAATTATAGAAAACGCAAGGGCATTTATTAATGCTGGTGGATATGCTATTTGGGATATGTTAATTTTTAGTCATAATGCTCATCAAGTTGATGCTTGTAGAGATCTAGCAGGTACAATAGGCTTTAAAGAATTTTATAGTAAAAATACAAGTAGGTTTAGAGATGACGAATTACCTGTACTTGATAAAAATGGAAAACAAGTAGATGTATTATATCCAACAGAAAAAAGTACAGAACAAAAAGATAAAATTAAACAAGTAAAAGCCTCAGAAGAAGTTTGTACTATCAAATGTAAAGTAAAAGAAGAACGTGCAATTTATATAGGTGCTAATGGAAACTTATTACCTTGTTGCTGGCTGGACCATGATTATATACAACCTACATCAACAAGTAGAATTGACTTTTTAAATCATTTTGCAAATTACCCTAATTTGCATAGGAATACTATGCAAGAAGTGTTTTCTTCAAACTTCTTTAATAAAATAGAACAAGGTTGGAAAACTAATCCATTAAAAGAATGTAAAAAACAGTGTGGAACATATGACAGATTCAAAGAACAATTCAACTAAAACATTTTGTCCTTTACCGTGGATACACTTAGCAACTCGTCCCAACGGCGATGTGCGTGTATGCTGTACTGCTAATGCCAGTGGCGCAGGTGTAACTGACGACAAAGAAGTTGGACTTGTAAAACGTGATGGTGTTGCAATGAACGTTCGAGATCATACTATTGAAGAAGTATGGAACAGTGAACATATGCGTAATACTAGATTACAAATGTTAAATGGTGAAGTGCCTGCAAGTTGTCGCAAATGCTTTGAAGAAGAATCAAAAGGAATTAAAAGTAAACGTAACTGGGAAACAGAAGTTTGGAAAGAACGTATTGATGTTGACAGCATAGTAGCACAAACTAATGATGATGGAAGTTTACCTGTAAACATTCCTTATTTTGATTTACGTTTAGGTAATATGTGTAATCTTAAATGTGTGATGTGTAGCCCGCACGATAGTTCAAGTTGGATTAAAGACTGGAAGTTACAATATCCGCAATATAAAAATCCTCAACTAAAAGAAGACCAAGGGTGGAATCCTAACTTTGATTATACTTGGTATAAGAAAGGTAGTTTTCTTGACAGTATGAAAAATCAAGCACAGCATATTAAAGAGTTATATTTTGCCGGCGGTGAACCTTTAATGATTCCAGAGCATTATGATATACTTGAATTTATGGTTGCTGAAGGCCATGCAAAAAATTGCATACTCCGATACAATTCAAATGGTACAGAAATTAATGATACAATATTAAAATTATGGACTAACTTTAAACAGGTTAAATTTAATTTTAGCATTGATGCTATTCACGAACGTAATGATTATATAAGATATCCTAGTAAGTTTAAACAAATTGAACAAAACTTAAAACTATTAGACGATACTCCGGATAATATTATAATTAATATTGCTTGTGCAGTACAAGCATTGAACGTACATCATATTGTAGATTTAGCAGAATGGAAACTACAACAAAATTTTAAAAAGATTAATAAAGCACCATTCGGCGCAGGAATAATAGGATTACATTTAGTTTACTTACCTAGTTATATGAACGTTAGAGTATTGCCCAAAGAGATTAAAGAGAAAGTATCTGCAAAGATAACTAACTTTGCAACACATTTTTTACGTGACTTTGAGTTTAATACAAACCCTTATGGTAAAGAACGTTGGTTAGGACTTGTTAATTATATGAATGCAGAAGATTGGAGCCACAAACTTCCTGCATTACAAGAGTATTTAAAAATTAGTGATAAAACTAGGGAACAAGACTTTGTTAGTGTGTTTCCTGAATTGGAGATAGTATATGGACCAAACTGAAATTGAAAGAGCATTGCGTTGGCAAAGCCTAGTCAACTTGGGTCATCAAGTTAAACTTAAATGGCATATCAATCATCACGCTGTTGAACAACAACTAGAGCAGTTTAAAGATAACTGGTGTCCTTATAATGCTAAGAAAGATACACATAACAATAGATGGGGATTACCAGTAACTAGTCACACAGGCGATGTTATGGACAATTACCATTTGAATAGTTTTGGACATATGCAAAAATATCATGATGTTGAAATGAAGGAAGAAAACTTTAACACTCCTACAGAAGTATATCATAAGATCCCCGAACTTAAAAAAATAGTAGATATATTCTCACCCGACATTGGGCGTGTACATTTATTACGTATAGATCAAGGCGGATTCTTCCCACCACATAGAGATTTTCACGGAACTAGTCCAGAATACTTTAGACTGTTAGTTGTGTTTGGAAGATGTAGTCCTGAAAACTATGTACAGATGTTAGACGGTAAACCTTTGTACCCAGAAGCAGGATATGTGTACTTTACAAACTTTCAACTAGATCACAGTGTGTTTAGTTTTAGCGATAACTTGTATAGTCTTATTTTGACAGTAAAACTAAATGAGCGCACACAGAAACTTATACTAGATAACACAATGGCAGAATGAAATTAACTTACCAAGACATAGCAAAAGAAAACTGGTTCCTTGTTAGTTGGACATTAAGTAACAAGTGTAACTATCGCTGTTCCTATTGTCCTGATCATCTACATAACGGTAGTACAGGTCAACCTCAATGGGAAACAGTAAAACGATTTGTTGAAAATTTTAAAGTTACAGGTAAAAATATTTGTTATAGATTAAGTGGCGGTGAACCTACACATTGGAAACATTTTTTAGATCTTGCTAAATTGATAAAAAACCAAGGACACACTTTTAGTTTTTTAACTAACGGTAGTAAAAGTGTAGATTATTATAAAATAATTTCACAATATACAGATGGATATATTATTTCATATCATCCTGAATACGCAGATCTAGAACATATTAAAAAAGTAATACAAAAAAGTTACTGTCCTGTATTTGTTAATCTAATGTTGGCCCCTGAGAACTTTGATGAAATGTTTAACATTGCAGAAGAAATTTATTTAAGTAGTGATAATGTTAGCGTATGGCCTAAAATTATTTTAGATAAATCTAATATAGATGCAATTACAAATACTCCAGCAAAATATACACAGGAACAATTAGATACAATTAAAAATTGGCCTTTCTTTAGTCAACTTCCAGATACACATTTACATAGAGGCGAATTATTTTTAGATGAACAACCAGTTACTGCAAATGATTTAATAGCCAATGATCAAAATAAATTTTATGGTTGGAAATGTTGGGCCGGACTACATATGATTAATGTTGATATGTGGGGTAACATATATAGAGCAGATTGTAAAGAAGGCGGCGCATTAGGAAACATTGAGCGTTATAAGTTACCAACTGAAACAGTACAATGCGGTAAACAAGTATGTGCTTGTTTAAGCGATATCTATTTAAGAAAAGAGAGTGTCTAGTTCAGGACAAACATCTAGTACGTTTGTACCTCTCAACTTATCAAGTTCTACAGTAAATTCAATAAACTTTTCTAAGTTATTAGGATCATAGTTTTCTGTATATTCAGTCTTATCTAAAATAAACGTTGGAAGAATTGTTGGATTAAGATATGCAGGCGTTGTAACTACGTTGTTAAGATATAATTCATAATTGTCTTTGCGTACATTTTCAAACCAACTTCGAATTTCATCTAAGTGACAAACATTATAAGTCATTACAGTTCCAGCAAAAATAACACGATCCATTTTATCAAAGTGTTTTAGATTTTCTTCAAATTGCTCAAATGTAAAGTTATTACCGCCTCGAATGTACTCGTATAATTTACCTACACCTTCAATACTAATGTGCCATTTAGTTTCTTTAAACTGTTGTGCAAGTTCGTCAAACTCTAAATCAACAATAGTACCGTTTGTACTAATATCAAGTGTAATATTTTTAGAAAGATCTAATTCGATTAGTTTTTGCATTATTTGTTTGTTTGCCGGTTCCATATAAGGTTCGCCGCCTTTAATATTAACATACTGCAAGTTCTTAAAATATTCTGGATATTCAAATAATCTATCAACGATATCTGGCGATAGATTTCTATAACCAAAATCTGGCTCATGTATAGGACGTTGAATTCCTAATGAATCAAGTTTAAGATCCTCTTTGATCCAAGCAGTTGAGTTTACCCCACTACACATACGACATTTTAAATTACAAACATTACTCATATTAAATTCTAAAAAGTAAATGTCATTCTTACCTTTGCTTTCTGGTTTAAGCATAGGATTTAATACTTGTTCAAAAAACTTACGCCTGCTATGTCCGTTGGTACTTTCTTTTGCCGTACATTGTAAACAGTTGCTAGGAAACTCTCCGGTTGCAATTATTTGTTGTGTTGATATTAATCCAGGATGACGAAGTATTGTTGGCAAATCATCTTTAAGTAAATTTCCGTGACGACCTGTGTAAACACAATCAGGTACAACGTCACCGTTGAAACGTATACTTAAGGCGTGCCAAGGAGCGTAACAGTTCATAGTACAGCCACCGTTTCTATGTCCAACCAATCGTTAACAGTAACTAGTGTTGAACTATCATCGTGTGTATTATAAACGATTGTGTGTATTTTGTCTTTGTAAATTACAGGACGCCCAAACATTAAATTATCTGGATATGTTTTTGAAATCCATATTCCGTTAGGGTCTACTTTATATAAAGAACATCCAGGAGTTCCTGCTGGTAAGAAATAAGCATAGCCTTTAAAAGCAATACCGCTACGATATCTAAACTTACCACCGTAAGTTTCTTTTATACTAAATTGAAAACTTTCTTTAGTAACAGTATTAAACACTACACCTTTATTACTTTCTCCATGTTCTGTTCCGTATGGTAATCCAATAATAACATCGTCAACTAGTACTTGTGCATTATATTTTTTAGCAAAGTCGTCAACATTTAATTTATGTAGTTGGCAGTCTTTTGTTTTTGTATCAAACTCAATTACTTCGTTTAGTCCTGGAGTTTCTCCGAACGGTAAACTAAAAAGTTTATCGCCTACAACAACAGCATCGGTATACTTGCGTGATACTTCTGGTAAGTCTAGTTTGTGCTTAATTACTTTCTTGCCATTAAACTCTAGTATATTTGAATAGTGAACACTTTCACCTCTTGGCATACTGTAATAACTTCCGTTACAATACACAGTCCCCATATGTGCTTTCTTTTCGTTTGTATCTACTTCAATAGTTTTAACTTTGTTGTCTTTAATATAAATTAAGAATTGGGTATCTTCGTAACCTAAAGGAAAACTACAAGCAGTGTTACCGTGACTAGCAACACTGTAAAACTGTCCTTTACCTGTTTTATCTAGTGTATGATATATAGGTTTTTTATCTTTTAGTTGCACAACAACATTTAAGTCGTCATAAATGCCGTATGGTATAAGCCATACACTATCGTCAGTAACGCCTACCGCATTAAATTTACTTGTCGCCGGAGGTACATCTAAACTAATAAGAGTAGTGTGGTTTTTATGGAAAGCACACATATTATAATCTTCATTGTTCTTAGTACCAAACGGCGGACTAATTAGTTCGTCTTTGTTTACTTCTAATACCAGATGTCTAATACGTGCTTCTTTATAAAAATCTTCAAATGCTTTATACATTGTTTAAATCTATTGTGTTTAATACAGTGCCGGATATTGTATCAAAAATTAATACTGTTTGAAATGTTTCACTTTCACCGTATGGAAATGCAAAAATTGTGTCTTGTACCATTACACAATCATTATACTTTTCTATAGTTGTACTGTCTTTAAAATGATCACCGATATCTATAGTATATGTACTATCGTCTTTTGTATCAATAACCAATACTTCTGCTAAATCGCCCTGGCTCTTCCAAGTATCTTCAGGTTCACAAACACAACCGCCTCTTGGAATATAATAAATTTTCCCTTGACTATTTTCTAACCCAGTAAAATATTTTTTACTTTCTTTTCCTATGTCTAAATTTTTAATATACCAATCATCTGTAACACTGTTGATCACCAGCATCTCACTCCAGTCTTCATCGTGCCCTGCTGGAGGAAAATAAACTTTTCCGTTTTTTGCAACAGTATGTGAGTAGTATTTTCTACTAGTTTGTTGTTGTTTTGTTTTTACACCTTGCCAACCTTTTCCGTCAAACTTTGCTAGAATGTCAAACACAGGACTTTCGCTATATGGTGGTGCATATAATTTGTTACCTACTTTTGCTAGTGTGGTAAACTTTTTATTACAGGTTCGATCCTCATCGTAGTCTACCCACCAAGAACTCATATCAATTAATTTATAACTGCTATTAAAACAATCATACTCTAATCTATAAGGAAAGAATGTGTCGTGATTTTCACCTCGGGGCATTCCGTAAATAATACCATCTACCATTTGTGTAGTGTGCCACATTTTAGTATCAGTAACAGGAATGTCTAAACTCATCATTTTAAAGTTATGCGATTTCATATTGAAGTCTAATACATAGGTAAACGGTTCGTGTTCCCCGTAAGGAATAGCAATAATTCTATCACCGTAAACGTGTCCTTGTACATACTTGCCTCGTCCTTTTATTCTTAAATCAATATAATCAACACTGTCGTCTTTTGTGTCTACAATTAGTATACGGCTTTCGTTGTAGGGCAAGAAATATATTTTGTCACGGTGTACAATACCTTTTTGCCACTTTTCTGTAGAGTTATCTACGTCTAATTTAATCTTCTCTATGCGATATGTTTTCGGATCCATCTTGAGCATATAATCAAGAGATTCTGTAAGTCCGTAAGGAGGAACATAAATCATTCCATTGCTACCTACTGTAGCATAACTAAATGCTTGCGGTGTCAAACTTATCTCCAAAGGCACTTTTTAAATCACTTTTTAGTTTTGTTAATACTTCTTTAGGATTATAAATGCCAACGTTATCCCAATCAACCATATACATATTATCTCCGTCGATTATAATATTACTTAGCACCCAATCTCCATGTGCATACGGTTCAGTTTCTTTTATATTACTAACACAAAAATTATAAATTTTATCTATAAATTCTGGAGTATGTTCAAACGTATTTGCAGGAGTGCCTGGAATAATATTAAAGCAAATATACATACTACTATCTTCAATGCCGTGCGATTGTACATAACCGGGCATTATATTATTTAGAACATCGACGTGCCATTCTAACCATTCCTCGTCAATGTAGTGCCAAACTTTTTTATAACAGTTGTTAAGTTTATAAACCCTACGTGCTTTTTCTTTGTTTACTTTAACTAATTCCATATGCTTGTGCTACTTCTGGTAAGTAGTCCTTAATATTTACACGTCTAAAGTTATCTAGTTTTGTAATTTCTTCAACAAAAATTCTTTGTTGATTTGTATCAGCAGGTTCACTAAACCAGTTTGTGTTAATTTTAAATTGTTCTTTTAAACTATCTGGAGCATTTTTAACGTGTAACCAATCGGGTTGAGAAAGGTAATTTTCCCAGACCTGCAAATTGTGTTTATCACTCCATTCTAATAATTCGTTATGGTATGCACTGTTCAGTATACTTAAACACGGAGCAATATCTGTCTTATACATATCTTTATAACGCAATGTATTTTCTTCTACAGTTTTCCAATCTGCGCCGTACCTAATGTATTCAATTCTTTTCCCTACAGAGTCCATACTTACACTCATTATAACACGATTAAAGCGTTTGAGCAAGTTGTGTACACGAGGATTAAATAAACTTCCGTTTGTATTAAACCGTATAGTAACACTTGAGTCTAGTCTTTCTAAAAACTGTGGCAAGTGTTTAACCATCATAGGTTCGCCTCCTGTCAGGTAAACTTCTTTTAATGGCAAGTTTTCAAAGTAGTGTAAAAATTTTTCATCATACCAGTTGTAATTTTTTACATCTAGTACAGTATGATATGGATTTAAGTTTTGTCTAGCCATTTCTGCGGCTTCTTCTGCAATGCTACTACTTGCACCACTATGACAACTTATACATTTAAAATTACAACTATTACCAAAACGTAAATCTAAGTGTGTTATATCAGGACCGTAAAAGTCCTTTTGTTGACGTCTGCTAGGTATTCCTGCTTCTTCATGTTTCTTGCAAGTAATACAAGCATCAGGCCATTCGTCTTTTGCTAGAAGTTCTTTAGCATTTATAACAGGTTGACTGTTAAGCCATTGTTGCGGAGTATGTGTATGCACAGTTTCTACATTATCAGGCTCGTTACTAGTACAGCATAATCGATACTGTCCGTTTGCCGCAATGTATACGTGACTTTCTAAAAGTTTACATCTCATAGCATATTTGCCTGTTGCATTAATTCTTCTGTATTATCTTTTATGTCAACTATTTTTACATCTATAATATTTTTGTAGTTGCTTAAAAA